TTAAGCATTTGATTTCCCATCCTTTTTAGCTTCGTTCCCCGCACCTGATGACGAGGTGCGGGAATAGACGTTCTTTTTCGGTTCCGGGAGCAGGAGCGAAGCAGCCTCTTCAGCGAGGCGTTGGCGGTTCGCTTTCTTGGTGTAGAGCGCCGCCATCCCGCGACCGCTCCAGCCGAAAATCGCATCGAGTTGAGCGTCGGAGGCGCCGCCGTTCGCCGCACGCGTGGCGCCGGCTTTCCGAAGGCCGTGGGCTCGACCAGGTACGTCTGCCGCGACGCACGCATCAGCGAACCAGTTGCCGAATCCTTCCTTGCTCATCGCCGTGCCGTCAGCCTTGGCAATGAAGACCATGTCGCCGGTCTTGGTCGCTTCGATCGATGCCGCCAACGGGGGCAGGAGAGGGAGCACCACGGTAACCTTGCCCTGCCCCTTTTCCGTGGTCATGTGGATCAGGCCATTGCGGACGTGCTGCCGGCCAAAGCAGGAAGCATCGCCCCGACGAAAGCCGGTGTAGAGCAGGATATCGAAGGCCAGCCGCTCCCGCGTGCCGATTGGCCACTTCTTCTCGAACCGATCGCATTCGTCGTCGGTCCAGGTGTGATGTCCCTCCGTCTTAGGCTTTGACACCTTCACATCGCGCGTCGGGTCCTCTTTGACGTGCTCGGCGTCGACGGCCCAAACGAACATGCCCCGCATGGTCTCGACGAAGTGGCGCGCCATGGCTGGAGTGTCGCGGCGTCTATCGCGGCCGGCTACGACTGCCTTTCGCGTGATCGCGGAAAGGGGCTTATCGCCGGCCGTCTCCAGCACATGCTTCATGATGTTCTCGCGCTGGCGCCGCGTAGCATTCGACAGGCCGCCCCAAGCTTGGCTGCCTTGGTAGACCTTCCACAGCCACCGGAGCGTGCCGGAGCCGCCTGCCAGCTTCTTCTGGACAGGCTCACCAACAAGCGCGGCCTCATAAGCCTCTTGGAACTCCTCGCTGCCATAGTCAGCGGGGAGCCGCACGCGCTTGCCCTTGCCGCGCCGGAAATACCAGACGGGGTTACTGTGCCGGTTGAACTCGCGATGGGCGTGTGGATAGCGAGGGCGAGGCATGTCGTCGATCACAGCACGACCTCCTCTTCCGGCTCAACAACCATCTGCGTCTGATCGGGCTGAGGCCGGGCATTCTCCCCGATCAGCACACGAATGGTCCCGTCAGGGGCGACCTCGACGACCGCTTTGACCCGCGCCTGAGCAACCGCGCGAACCGTGCGAGCGATATCGGCTTGCGTGACCTTGGCGGCGGTGCGGGGCATCAGAAAATACTCACCCGATGCTCTTCGCGCAGCCACTCCTTGATCGGCTTCCGAAGGGCGAACCATTCCCCGCTGACGCGAAGGTCCGCGAAGCGTGCATGCAAAGCCTTTTCGGCGGCTTGAGGCGCCGGCCATGATGTCAGAAGCTCGATAGGGCGATGGTTCGCCGTCTTCAAAGAGTGAAGGCGTTGAGCGATGTTCTTCGTGAAGCCGATCTTCACGCGATAGCCGCAGCGGATCACATAGATTGTATCAATGCGGGGCGGCTTCAGGCTATCGATCAGCGCTTCCCGCGTCTCATTGAACGTTGGGAGCCATTCCCGTATGGCGGTTTCGTCATAGGTGCAGAGGCGCCCCAGGACGAAAGCCTTGGGGACCTCTCCACGCTCCGAGAGCTTCCGAAGCGTCTTTTCGTCGACGCCAAGGATCACTGCCGCTTCGGACAAGCGAATGCGCTCTGGCTGTCTCTGAGCCCGACTCATGGCGTGGCCTTTGGGGCGGGGGGAAGGGGCTTGGGCATCCAGCGGGTTGGCATCATCGTGTCTTCGCTGAAGCCGCCGTCGAACGAAATCCAGCCCTCCCAGTAGTCGCGATCGTCCTGCCCAATCCACCGGCCGCCCTCGTCGCGATACTCGGTCGTGCCGCCTTCATCGGTATACCAAGAGCCCTCAGTCACTCGGAACGTGGAGCCGAGATTCCCATCGCCTTGCGGGCAGTAGAGCAGGACCGGCGTCCCATCCTTCGGCGCCGTGCTGATATCCTGCCACGCCTCTGCCTGAAAAGCGGTGATGGCGGCGCGGGCTATCTTGCGGTACTGCTCAATGAATTCTGGCGAGAGCAGGTCCCACGGCTTGTTGCGCGGGACGCCTCTGTACATAGCCCTCGCCACCGCCTCGACGATCTTCTCATCATGAGTCATGGGCGGTCCTTTTTGTGCGCATCCGCGAGACCTGCTTTGCTGTCCTCCAGAGCTGAGAGGGCGCGCTCCGAGATAGCCTTTAAGGCGCCTCGACCGACCTTCGCGAAAACCTTGCTATCGTCGGATGCCCGCATCGCAGCAAGGGCCGCAATCCATACCAGCGCGTCTTTCAGCGCATTGCTGGCGGAGGCGTTGTATGCCTCGACCGCAGCCAGTATCATCGGCGCAATGGTTTCGCGGTTTCGATCGCTCATCGGCTGCTCGAAAGGCCCGTGAACTGCGCACCGCTGCTTGTCATAGGCAGCCACCGCAGATTTCAGAGCATCATCACCACTAGGCTCTGGCCGGACACTAGCGGATGCCAACCCAGATCCTTCCTCTACGCGCGAGATGAGTGAGGAGAGGGTCATGCGGCCCTCGCGGTCTGTCGCGACAAGGCCTTGGCTTGCCGATCATAGAGAACGACGTTGACCGTAGCCGCGAGGTTCATGCAGAACGCCGTGGGGATCATGATGCGCAGCGGGCACCATTCTAGGGTGGCCGCGCCAAGCGTCCCGTCCTCCGGGCCGAAGACATAGAACGCGCTCTCAGGGTGCTCGAACCGATGCAACGGCATCGCACCCTCGACGAGATCGACGGCCACCGGCACAGCGCCGAACGGGATCATCTGCTTAAGGTCATCGCCGCGCAGGATGGGGATATGGCGCTCCGCCTTGGTCGTATTGGTTGCGCAGCGAATGCGCTTGCCCTGCGTCCGGTCGCCAGCGATAGCGACCATTGAAGCGCCGTAGCAATGCGCTGCACGAAGGACGCCGCCCAGGTTGTCGGTGTTCTTGATGCGGTGAAGGCCGATTGCTGAATAGCCGCGCATGCTACCTTCCCTCCCCATCGACGTGCTCGTACAGTTCGGGCTTTGTCGGCTTATGGAACATCGCGCGAGCAACCAGCCAGACGATGCCGACGATGAAAGTCAGGGTGATGGAAAGGCCGAGGAGATCGAGAAGGGTCATGCCGAAACTCCTTCACGAGAGGGGTTCAGCATCGCCTTGAAGATTTCGATCGAGGTCTTGCGCTCGACTACGGGGCGGAAGCGAGTTGCCCGAAATAGACCAGATGGCGTGATGCGAACCATGTCGCGTGGAAGAAGGCCGAACTCCCTCAGGACGAGGTGCGGGCCTTGCTCGGTCTCGCGAACATCTGCCACCTCATAGATACCCCCCACCTTGAGAGGCATCTCGACGCCTAAAATTGGCTTTGCGTCGATACATTCAACGCGCTGTCCGACGTAGAACATCACCGCACCATGATTTCTAGGAGTTGCACGGCGCCAAAGACGCCAGACATGAAGAGGCAGAAGCCGGCCAGCTTCAGCGCCCGAGACCCAATCGGGTCGGACTCCCATGCTGTGGGCTGGGGGATGTAGGGGCTACGCATTGGAAGCCTCGCGAGCTTTGAGCATGGCGTCGGCAAGCGCGTAGGCCGTCGTCGCGATTTCCTCGGCAGGGCCGGGCTGGATGCGGTAGGAGGACATCTCGCTGAAATCAGGGATGCTTGCGAGAGCCTGTCCCGCGAACCAGTCGCGAAGGGACATGCCGGGCTTGTCGACCAGCGTAGGCACCGTGAACTGACAACGCCCATCGCCTTGGACGTGAGAGCCTGATTGGTAGCGCTCGGGGAACGCCGGCCCACCGTCATTGTTCGTGGTCATCCGAGCCTCCTGGGCAACGGTTGCTTGTGTTCGGGAAGCGGGGTCGACGCGCGGCACTGAGGCGGGCGCTTGTCGAAGCCTCGGGACTGGAAGAAAGAGGGCTTGGCGATGGCTCCGGTGTGCTTGTCGCGAGCCCGGTCCGCCTTCCGAATGCGCCTGATGTCGTCGGCGGTTTTCGGAGCGTGGCAGCAAGCCTTGCCGAGGAGCTTCCCATCGTCCGCCGTCAGCTTGCGGGACTTGTCCATCACGAGAGCTTCTGGGAGTGTGTGGTCGACCTCGTAGGGCTTCACGCCAAGCACAAGGCCGCAGCCCTCACAGACGATCCGACCCTTCGCGTTGGTCGCGCGCAGGATGATCGCGGCGCGCGTCTTCCGGTCGAACTCACGCCGCATGGCTGGCCTCCCGGTCGTCAGCGAAGACGACGCCGTGCTGCGCGCCGAACGCGAAGATCAGCTCGATGAGATCGGTCATCTCATGCTTGGTCAGATCCGACGACGAGCGGCCGATGTTGACGAAGCCGGTTCCGTCCAGGTTCGGGACGGCTCGCAGCTCGCGCTTGAGGCTGTCGAGGAAGATCAGCTTCCAATCGTCCGGCTTGAGCGTCAGGCCGTGCCACGGCAGTTGGCGGGCGATGTCCGTCAACATGGCCCACATGCGATCGTTCTGAGGCAGGCTTCGCTTGCTGGCCTTGAACTCGCAGCGGGTGCCGGCAGGCGCCCTCATCACCCACGAGGCCGCACGGCTGCGAGCCATTGGGCTGTCGAGGATGACCAAAGCCCTGCTCATGCCGCCTCCTTGCGGGCATTGCCGAAGGCGCGGACGCGCTCGACAACCCGATCCAGTTCGGCGTTGAAGGCATCGACGCTGTCGGAAAGCTCGCGGATATAGGCTTCGTCGCGCGTGGCGGTGGTGACGAAGAGCGGCATGCCGGGCCAATAGATCGCGATGTCGAGCCATTCTCGCTCGGCAACCCAAAGCTGGCCTTGGCACTGCGCCTTATGCTCGGGCGGGAACTCGCCGCGAAACATGGCTTCGATAAGCAGATGCGGGAGCTTCGTCTTGATCTCGACAAGCCCATCGGAGCCGACAAGACTATCCGGCGATGCGCCCTTGCGCCCGCTACGGATGAAGCCAACGCGCTCGCATGACTGGTCGGTCATGAACTCGTAAGCGGTGCGGGCCTCGTCCTCCATGAGCTTACCCCGCTCCATATGAGCGTTGCTGTAGCTCTCCATGGGCTCGCCCGTGATGATCTCGCCAGCGAGCTTGTAGAGGTACGTCTGGCGCGTTTTGCTTTCGGCGCCAGAGCGGCCTTTTGCCATGACGGTTGAGAACTCGCTGGCGGTGGGGATGCCCATGCGGGCGCGGAACCACTCGGCGCTGTTCTGGTCGCAGGAGATGACCTCAGCCACGACGCTGCTCCTTCTGCTTGAGCAGACCAAGAGCGAAGTCGAACTTGTCGGCGCGGATGTCCGCCAAGTCCTCGACCTTGATGTGCTTGAGAAAGCGGGCCTTGTCAGAATCCGTCGCCTCGATCAGCTCGCGCAGGATGATAACCTGCTGCTCAGTGATGGTGTCGGGGGCATCGGCAGCTTTGCCGTCGTCGTCTTCACCGCGTGAAGTCAGATTGAGCAGCAGGCCAGCGGTGTAACGCTTGCCGTAACTGGTCGAAGACCCGACTGCCTGGACGGCATTCTTGCTGCCAGTGGAGTCATGCGGCAGGACGATCGTCGTATCTTCCTGATGCCCTTCGCAGTGCATGAGGATGCCGGTGACAGTGATCTTACCGTCAGGCGCCATACCGACCTTAAAGGACAGCGAGAAGCCATGCCGCGCGAGGACCGGGCGGATCGCCTCGTTGGTGTCCTCCCACAGGGCATAAGGCGTGCTCTGGATGACCTTGTCGCCACCCTTGTCCTTGATGGTGATCTTGCCCTTGCGGTCGACAACCGGAAGCTCCGGCTGCATCGCCGCAAGTGCCTCGGCATACGCCACGCGGGCGTGCCGCAGCATGGCGCGTTCCTGCATCTCGAAAAGCCGCTCCATCTTCTCGATATCCACCTGAGGGTCGCGGGCGGCGCGCTCGATCATCGAGATAATGGCGGCGGTTTCGGACTGCGGAGCCTGCTGGATCGCGGGCGCCGCATAGTCTTCCTCGCGGATGGTGAGGGCTGCTTCGGTCATGTCACTTCACTCCCAGCTCAGCGCGAAGGCGGGCTTCAACGATGGCCTTGCGCGCGGTGTGGATGTCTCGGACGGGGCGATGCTGGCGGCGGCGCTCTGCTTCGGCTTTGCGAAGGGCTGCCAGCTCGGGATTGCGGCGCTCGACGCGGCGGGCGAGCCACCATGCGACGATGCGGTTGACGGCGCGGCGGAGAGTCACTGCTCTGACCCCCACACCGCAACCCGGACTGCGCAGATCACTAGCGATGCCGCCATGACCCAATAAATCCAAGCATACGAGGCAGCGAACACTCCTTGCCGCTCGCCCATCGCGGAAAGAACGCAGTCAAGAGAAGTGCTGAAGATCGAAATTGCGCAAACAGCCCTGAGGAGCATCACGCCACCGCCTGCCAGATCGACCGATGCTCCCGAGGCGCCTCGTAGGCGTAGCTATGGCCGTCGCTCTGCTTGGCCATCTCAGCGTCGTAAGCCCGCTGGATGATCTCCTTGCCGTGGGAGGTCATGGCCCACGAAGCGATGTAGTCGGAGATGAACGACGGGACGGGATCGGCGCGGTCGTCAGCGACCAGCAGCCTGACGCTCTCAATCTGGAAGCCGCGGATGCCGGTCGAAACCTCGATCAGCAGGCGCTCGCAGATGTTGAACAAGCCGTCGATGTGGAAGTCGTCGTGCCGGATCTCGAAATCGATGAAGCGGGTGGTGGCCATTGCTCAGGCCTTCCGACCGAAAAACATGTCGCAGGCGAGGAAGCCGATGAGCACTAGGCTCATAATCAGGTGGGCTGTCGTCATTGCCGCCGTCTCCTCTGTCTATGGAGACGAACATATACACGCGCCGTGTATGACGCAAGCGTTATTTTCACGCCCCGTGTATTTTCTCGATTCCGTCCTGACTCCCCCTGACAGGATGACTCTGCGCTAATGTTCGTGTTACGTTCTGTTGCGGCTCAAAAGGGGAGGAACGATGTGGGTCACGTAGACGCTCAACAGAGTGAAGACGTGCTCTGGCTCAAGCGCCAAGCGCTACAGATCGTCATGCAGTTGCCGGACGATCGGCAAGATGCTCTTCGCGTTCTTGATTTCGCGAAGGAGCTTGTACTTACCTATTTGGGGGATGAGCCTGAAGCCGACAAAGGTGGGGCCGAGATCGTCCAGCTAGTCGCGCGCTAAGCTTTTTCCTCAGCCGGGGCGCTTTCCTCGGCTCTTGCGCGCCTTATCTTCTCGATCAAGTCTCCAGGGAGGTAGCGCTCATATTGCTCCCCCTGGTAGATCCAATCCAACGAGACGCCCAGCCGACGCGAGAGAACCAGGGCGGTATCAACCGAAATCCGGTTCGTCCCTTTCTCCAGATTATTCCACGCGTTCGTCGCTAAGCCCGTCAGCACGCAGAACGCGGTTTGTGCGCCGCGCCCATCTCCGGACACAGCCTTCCTCAGTAGTACCAGGCGCTCGGCAATCTCGTCGAGCGATGCGCGCGGGGCTTTAGCCATGCGCGGATAATCATGAATCGCAGCGCAGGCTTCCATTCACGCGTCATGCCGCTTGCAAAATACATGCTCCGTGTATATAACGGGGCTCATGGATACGCTCTCCCAAACCGGCTCGGTCATTGACGCCCTCGGCGGGACCGCAAAAGTCGCCACGATCACTGGCCGCAAGCCGCAGGCCGTCTCGAACTGGCGGAAGCGGGAGACATTCCCGCCCGACACCTTCCTCGTCCTATCCGGCGCTCTGACGCTCAAGGGGAAATCAGCCCCGCCTACGCTTTGGGGCATGTCGAGCGGGAGGGCAGCGTGAGCGCCAGCGCCAAAGACCGCATGGAGCGCATTCTCCATCTCCTGGCCGAGATCGACGAGATCAAGGAAGTCATCCGCGAGGTCTACGCGGAGGAGAAGGCTGACGGCGGTGACAAGACCGCCATGGGCGCGGCCATCGCCATCATCCGCAAGCGCGCCAAGCTTGGCGCCGATGTCATCGAAGAGCGTGAAGGCCTCGTCGCCACGTATCTCGCGGCTCACGACGCCTCGCACACGCATGCACGTGAGGCAGCCTGACATGGGCGCTCTCATCCTCATCCCCCCGGTAGTCATCACGGCCCTTGGCTTCGTGCTCTTCGCTCTGACGAGGCTGTCATGAGCCCGGCCACCCGCATTTATGGCGCGACCGTTTCTCTAGCGACGCTGGTTTTCGCCTGCCGCTCTCTCGTGCTCCTGCTGGAGATTCGCGGATGAGCGTCACCCCTAGCCAGCGCGGGGGCTTTGTCTCCTCCCCCAGCCCGCGCCGCCTGCCGGGGGGCTTCGTGCTCCCCGGACTTTCTCTCGTCCATCGTCTCGCGAACCCCTGCAAGAACCCGCGCCACGATGTCTCCAAGCCGCTCCATGAGCCGTCCTTCCTTCGTCCGGTGACGCCCTCAACGTCACCCTTCGAAGGACCACGCACATGGAAGCTCAGACCAACCGCTTGGCTGTCGCAGCCAAGGTCTATCAGTCGAGTAAGCCTGACATGACGATAGCCATCCAGGCACGCGCTCACATCGGCGCCGTGCTCCAGTTTGTTGCGCCACAACTCCCGCTCAAGTCGGCATTGCCGAGGGCGGCAGCATTCATCGGCATCAACGCCCGCCGCGCCCGCGCTCTCTGGAATCGGGAAGCCCGCGCCGTTCTCGCTGACGAGATTCACGCCTTGGAAGCCGCTCGCGCCCGCATCGCTGAGCGCATCATCACTCGGGACATCCAGAACCATGCAAACACGATGGAGCTCTATGCTGCGCGGCTGGCTAGTGTCGATCCGGAAGGCAATCGGACGGAAGTGGCTCGCCTCCGTAAGCTGGCAAGCCGGGCGCGCCATTTCCTTGATTGCGGGAAGGCGTAAGCCATGAGCCTGCATTTCAGTCAGCCGCAAGGCCTGCCCTACGCTCGTACCGTGGCCCGTCGCCCTCAGGTGGCCCCAACGCTTTCTCCTGAAATGCGGGAGGCCGTAGTCGCAGCCTTCAACGAGGGGCAGACGTACTCCCAGATTGCGGACCACCTCAACGTGGCCCGCAACGTCATAGCCGGCGCAATCTTCCGCGCGAGGAAGCGAGGCGAAGTCCAGCGCGAAAAGCTGCCGACGCGCGCCCGCAGGGTTTCGGCTCAGTCGCATCGCCAGGAGCCGCCGAAACCGGACGAGTTCGCCCCGGTGATCGAATATGCGCCTCTGCGCGTCAGCCTCTTCAATCTCAAGGCCGAGCATTGCCGCTGGCCGCTTTGGGCGGCTGACACCCCGCTGTCCGAGAAAAGGTTCTGCGGTCGCCCGGCAAAGGTTGGCCGGCCCTACTGCACCCATTGCGAGGGTCTGGCTGTCGTCCCACGGCGCACCGACAGCTTCGACAAGAAGCACGGCATCTTCAAGCTGACGAAGATGGGGAGGCGCTGATGCTCACGGCTTCGGCACGCCAGGACATCGCCCGAGCTTACGGCGAAGGCTTGCTCATCAAGCACATCGCTTATCGGCATGGCATCTCGGAAGGCCATGTCAGCGTCATAGCGAAACGTGAAGGGCAGCGGCCTCGCCACACCGGCCGCCCCGCCGCCCCTCGCGCCGCCAACCCCGCTGAGGTGCTGGCACTCTTCCGGTCTGGGCTGGACACAGTCAGCATCGCCGCGCGCTTGATGCTGACCCAGTGTGCGGTCGCGAACGCTCTCGCCGACGCTCGCGATCGGGAGCACAGCCGATGAAGGTCGTGCAGCTCGATCTTCCGTTGCCGGTCTCCGCCAATCGCATCTGGCGCACGACTAAGACCGGGCGGACATACCTCAACCCGCAATACAAGGACTGGCGGAAGGCCGCGCTGACAAGCCTCTGGACGCAGAAGCCGGCCGGGGGTTTCCCGTATTTCTCTGGCGCCTTCGACGCCCAGATCACCGTCGCGCTCAAGATGCGTGGCGATATCGACAACCGAATTAAGCCGCTTCTCGATTTTCTGGCCTCTGCCGGGATTATCGAGAACGACAAGCACGCCCATGGCGCCAGCATTGCGCGGTCGGCCGATGTCCGTGCCGGCATGTGTCGCGTCCACGTCTACGAGACGAAGGAGGCCGCATGATGAAAGGCCCGTATCAGGCCATCGCTGATTATATGCACCGCCGCATCCTTGAGAACCTCAACGAGGTTGCGGGGCGCGTCGAATCCAAGGGGATGTCCCCGATTGAGGGGATATTCTTCGCAGCGCTCTGGAACATATCAGAGCTGGAATCGCCGTTCGGCTGCCCTGTTGTCGGGTTCGAGCCCCAAGAGGGTCAGCTTGCCATCCTTGGCCAAGCGCGGATTGAGAAGTTCCGCGTAGACTTCATGGTCACGGTTCGGACGGCAAACGGGAAAGAATACAAGCGCCTCGTCGTCGAATGCGATGGGCACGACTTCCACGAGCGCACGAAGAAGCAGGCCAAGAACGATCGGTCACGCGATAGGCGCCTGCAAGAGCTGGGGTACACGATTTACCGGTTCACTGGGTCGGAAATCTACACCAACCCAGTCAAGTGCGCTCAAGATGTTCTCCGGTGGGCTGATGCTGCTGCGGGGTTCCCACTATGAGCCGCGCATGGATGCCCCTCTATGTCGCTGACTACCTGGCTGACACCGGCCATCTCAGCGCGGCTGAGCATGGGGCCTATCTCCTGCTCATCATGCACTATTGGCAAAACGGCGGGCTCCCCAACGAGGACCGTCGGCTAGCCCGTATCGCGCGCATGTCGCCTGCCGAATGGGAAGAGGCCCGCGAAACCCTCTTCGACATGTTCGAGGATGGCTGGCGTCACCATCGCATCGAGGCCGAATTGAAGGCCGCGCAGGAGATCAGCGAGAAGGCGAAAGAGAAAGCGGCAAAGCGCTGGCAGAGCAAAGGCAGTGCTGATGCATATGCCGGGGCAGATGCTGTAGCATTGCAGGAGCATGTGCCGCAGCCATGCCAATCACAACCACAATCACATACTCCACCAGACACTAACGTATCTGGTGGAGTGGGGCGCAAGGCCCCGCCCGAACATGTCCAGATTTTGGATTGCCTGAAAGCTGTCCTTTCCGAAGACCGCGCCAAGGCCGTGATCGAGCATCGGCGGAAGATGAAAAAGCCGCTCGGGCTCCACGGCGCCAAGCTCCTGCTCGCTCAGCTCCAGCATGCCGCAGAGCCGGACAAGGCCGCCGATCTCATGATCCTTCGCGGCTGGCAGGGCTTCGAACCCGAATGGGGCGCCAACGCCGGGCTCAAGCTAGCCTCATCGCCAAGCCCCTCGAACGGCGCCGCTGCACAAGTCTTCGTCGAGATCGGCACCGAGGAGTGGGACGCCTGGACGGCCTACAAGGGCAAAAAGCCCCCGTTCAAATACTACCCCGAGCATCAGGCGGACGGCTGGCTTTTCCCATCTCGCATGCCGCCGGCCAAGAACCCCGACAACTGGAACAAGGGAGAGCGCGCGGCATGAGTGAGGCAACCGCTTTCAGAGCCGTTCTGCTCATGCAGCAGTGGGGAGACCTGATCCGAAAGGGAGCGAACAGGTTCCAGATCGAAGCCGCTGAACGCGCGGCGTGCGATGCAATCCACGCTCTCGCGGCTCCAACCAAGACAAAAACCATGACTCTTGCAAGCAAAGCGGAGGGGATCGTCGACGCCATTTTCCTGAGCGGTTCGCAATGGGGTGAGCACGACTGGAAATATGCTCAGGAGATCATCGCTGAAGCCCTTCGTCGCGCAGAGGACGACAAATTAGAGGAGGCGGCGTGCCTCTGCGACGGCATCACAGAGCATCTGAGCGAGCGCCGAACGCAAACGCATGCCTCCCCCTATTTCGCGCGGCAAATCCGAAATCTCAAAACTGAGGGAGCGCCATGAAAATCTGTGAGCCCATGTTCGGGGTGCGTCCCAGCGATATGAGAGGCGAGAGCCCTGATGAGCAGGGCGCGAGGATCGGCGGCAGGTTGCGAAACATAGCGCTCCCGCCGCCCGCCCGGCCCGCAGAAATTGAAGAGGGGCGCATCTGGGCTGACGACGAAGGCGGCATCATGACGATGCACTACTGGCATCGCTGGTTCGCATGGCGCCCTGTCTGGCTTGAGGACCACGGATGGGTTTGGCTCCGCACTATCGAACGTCGTTTCTCGACACGAAGCACGAAAGAGCGGACCACGATCGCCGCGCATCATCGGCTTATCGGCACTGGCCGGAACATCGCGGATGCGAACTCCAAAAATCCTCTCATACCAGGAGGGCGGTAGGGTGAGTGAACGTAAACCCAAAGAGCAGCCGTTGCCTTGCCCCTTCTGCGGGGGCCCGGCGAAACTGTCGTGGTGGAACGGCACCCACCAAGCGACATGCGCAGCAGTGTTCGCGGACAACTGCGCTGGCTTCGATGTCATGGCGCCGATCCCGCTCTGGAATAAGCGCGCCGCACCACAGCCCACTAACCCCAACCCGAACAGGAGCGAGTAGCATGCGGGTCTGGTTCGACACCGAGTTTCTTGAAGATGGGCGAACGATTGAGCTGATCAGCATCGGCATGGTGCGGGAAGATGGCGCGACGTTCTATGCCGAGACGCCGCAGGCCGAAGGTCTGGCGAAATCGAACGATTGGCTGCGGGCCAATGTCCTGCCGAATCTGCGGGGGTGGGATGGTCGCGAGCGCTCACAGATCGCGGCTGACATCGTCGCGTTCGCCGGCAGCAACCCCGAGTTCTGGGCCTATTACGCCGATTACGATTGGGTCGCGCTCTGCCAGCTTTACGGCACCATGATGGACCTTCCGAAGGGCTGGCCAATGTTCTGTCGCGATGTTCAGCAGCTTGCCTGCGAGTGTATCGAGACAGATTTGCCACCTCAGCCAGCGGCCGCGCACAACGCGTTGGCTGATGCGATCTGGACAAGGGTTGCGTTCGAAATCCTCGCTTATCAACCGCGCCCACGCCCCGAGAGTCCAGGACCGAACCTAGCGGATGCCACAAAAAAAGAACTCCTCCCATGACAAGCGCAGAGAGGGCGATTTTCATTCTCAAAGTTCTCGACACCGCTCAGTGGAACGTCTTTCCGAGCGAAGAGGACATCGAGACTCTATCCCCGCACGTGGACCAAATCCGCGCTGACTATGAAGAACAGCGCGGGCGTGGGTTTCATGGGGCCTTCATGGCGTCTCGCGCCAAGTTCCTAGCAGCCGCCATCACCCAGGCACAGAACGACAAGCTGGAGGAGGCGGCTCAGGCGATTGACGCAGTTGCAGCCGGGGTCACGGCGGCAGCGATCTACACAGGGCAGCATGACAAAGCTGCTGAGATCCTACGAGGCGGCTCCGATATATGCCGCGCCCTCAAATCCAAGGACACGCCATGAGCATCTTTGTAATCGGCGTCGGAGCCGGGTTCTTGAGTGTGGCTTTAGCAGACAGCGTCGCCCCCCGACCACCCACATTGGTCGTCGTCGTCACGGGACTGCTCTTCATCATCGTTGGGCAAATGATGCTGCTCAACCACGCCGCGAAAAAGGACTGAACCATGGCGAAGGCAGGCCGCAAGCGTAAGGACGTGCCCCGGACGAAATCAGGGCTGCCGAGCCGTGCAGGTCAGTACAAGGGCACCTGCGAAAGGGGCGTCTACATCATGACCGCTGACGGGTCGGGATGCATCAAGATCGGCATCAGCAATGGCCCTGCGCGCCGAAGCGACGGCATTCAGACCTCCAACCCGTTCCCGGTGAGGCTTTACGCCTTCTGGAGCCTGGGCAACGAGGCTTCGCGTCGGCTTGAGCTTGAATGCCACAAGAGGCTTCGCCAGCGGCATGTCCACGCCAGCGGTGAATGGTATCGCATCGCTCCCGATGTCGCAGAGAGTTTCGTCAAGACAGTCGCGGCAGAGTTGGCAATCGACATGGCATCGGAGGCAGCATGAGCAAGGCAGGTAGGCGCAAAGCCCAATCACCGATCAGCCTGGCGGGGAAGATCAGGCAACCCGAGATCGTCTCCATGCCGCGCGCCGTGGAGGAGATGCATCATGTCGATGGCACGACCACGCGTCGCGACCTAGGCGCCGTCGTGCCGCTGTCATCCTACGTTCAGGCCGGCATCAACCCCGTCTGCAACATCACCAGCCGAAAGCTTGGGCTTGTGAAATCCGAACTCATGAACCGCGAAGGAATTATCCGGGTGAACCAGGCCCCACTGCAATGGCTTGCCTCGCGCCAGATGCTTGACCCCGCCGATCGAGAGCGCAATGGCCTCCTTCGAGAAGCCGGCGAGCGCTACTATCGCCACTGGTTCGACGGCGGCTTGAAGGGCATCGGCGCGCAGAACCTTGACCGCGTGTTCGGCGGGGAAGCAGAGCCCGCCTATCTCACCCCAGCGACTGAATACGCAGCGCAGCACCGCCTCGAATACCGCGAGGCCCGCGAGCGCATGGGCTCATGGCTTGCCAAGGTCACCGATGCCGTCGTTTGCGAGGAGCTGACGCTAGCGGATGCCGGCTCCTTCGTTGGCGATTATGCAAGTTCCAAGACCCGTTCCGCCATTGCCCTGACCATGCTCAAGGCCGGATTGACGACGCTCGTCGAGCATTTCGGCATTAGCCCTGTGCGCTCGGGCAAGATTCGCCATTGGCGAGATTGACAGGGACCCTCTGAAATGGCATGGGAATAGACGATCGATTTTTGCGCCCGGTTCAGAGATGGCCGGGCGCTTTCGATTCTGAGTTCGGGTTTGCACCATTCCACGCTCCCGGGCGAAGCCGCGACCCTGACGAGGTGTGACCGGCAAGCGTCAATAAAGGCGGGCAGGTGACAGCCGGAAAGACGGCAACAATTTCCTTCCCGCCCGGAGCCCGAAAGGCTGCCGGGCTTTTTCATACGCCGCGCGTTCTGAAAAACAATCAACGGATTTCAAAGATGGCAAAAGGCGGATCCCGAGAGGGCGCCGGCCGCAAGCCAGGCGTCCCGAACAAGCGCACCGCGGAAAAGATGGCTGAGGTTGAAGCGTCAGGCCTGACACCCCTCGACTACATGCTGTCGATCCTTCGCGACGCCAACGCGGGAGACGACAAGCGCATGTGGGCCGCTGAGAAGGCGGCTCCCTACATCCACGCCAAGCTTTCGGCAGTCGAACACAAGGGCGCGCTGGAAGTCACCACGCAGACCAAGGAACAGAGGGACGCAGCAGTTGCAGCCGCTTCCCGCGCCAACACCTGAGGACTATGCGTTCTCGCGCCTCATCGCATACGCAGCGTACCAATGGCCCGGTTATCGCGACGCGCCTCATCACAGGCTGATAGCAAGGCATCTGGAGGCAGTTGAGCGGGGAGAAATAACCCGCCTCATGATCACGATGCCGCCTCGGCACGGCAAGAGCATGCTGGCCAGCGAGTTCTTCCCGGCTTGGTATCTCGGGCGCAACCCGGATCATTACGTCGTCACGGCAACCTATGCTCAGGAGCTGGCTGACGACTTCGGCCGCAAGGTCAAGAACCAGATCGAGGATAGCGGGTTCAAGGCCATCTTCCCCGGCGTCGGCCTGGCTGACGACAGCAAGAGCGCCAAGCGCTTTCACATCGAGGGTGAGCTAGGCGGCATCGAGCACGCGACGAGCCAGCGTGGCGCGTTCTACGCGGTTGGCGTCGGTGGCCCGCTCACAGGTCGTGGCGCGCATCTGCTGCTGATCGACGATCCGGTGAAGAACCGCGAGGATGCCGAGTCCGAGCTGATCCGCAAGAAGACGAAGGATTGGTACACATCGACTGCCTACACTCGCCTCATGCCTGGCGGGCGCGTCGTGGTCATTCAAACCCGCTGGCATGAAGACGATCTGTCGGGCTGGCTCCAAGCCGAGCATGAGCACGAAGGCTGGGTTGTTCTCGACCTTCCCGCCATCAGCGACGACGGCAAAGCTCTGTGGCCTGAGCAATACGATATCGAGGCGTTGGAGAGGATCAAGCGAGCCCTGCCGCCCCGCGATTGGTCGGCACTCTATCAGCAGAGACCGACGCCGGAAGAAGGCGACTACTTCAAGGCGGAGTGGTTCAGGAGCGCAACGCCGCCTCCCACCGAACAGTTGAGCATCTACGGCGCGTCCGACTACGCGGTCACGTCGAATGGGGGTGACTTCACGGTCCATGTTGTCGTCGGCATCGATGGCGACGGGCGCATGTGGTTGATGGACCTCTGGCGCGGGCAGAAGTCGGCAGATGTCTGGATCGAGGCTTGGTGCGATTTGGTCCTGAAATGGGAGCCGATCGGCTGGGCTGAGGAAACCGGTCAGATCCGAGCCGGCGTGGGGCCTTTCCTCGATAAACGAGCCAGAGAGCGGGAAGCCTACTGCTATCGCGAGCAGTTCCCGACCCGAGGCGACAAGGCGGTCAGAGCGCAGTCCATTCGCGGGCGGATGGCCATGAACGGCTTGTTCGTGCCGAACGATGCGCCATGGAAGTCAGACCTGATCAGTGAATGCCTTCGCTTCCCGGCAGGCGTCCATGACGACCAGGTCGATGCGCTCGGTCTCGCAGGGCAGTTGCTCGACAAGATGATGGATGGCGTCAAGCCAGCCGTGAAGAAGCCGCCTAAGCCCCGCGACTGGTTCGAAGACGACGAAGACGAGGACCGCGCATCATGGAAAACGGCCTGACCTGACATGGCGCTGTCCACTGTTGGTGCCGCCCCGCCTGCCTACGCGCTGCAAAGCCCGAGGCCGGATCTGAAAGCTGCTGCCGGTACGATGGCATTGGCTGCTGGGGCGCCCTCGATCGTATCCACCGAGCCGCATTGGCAGCCCGACTGGAAGAAGGAGCACACGCAGCTCGTCGAGATGTTCGAGGAAGCCGAGGACGCCTCGTGCAAGAACCGCGAACTCGCTGAGCGCGATGTCGACTACCACCACAACAAGCAGTGGGACGAGAAGGACGCCAAGAAAATCCGTGATCGCGGCCAGCCCGTGCTCATGAAGAACCGCATCCGGCGGAAGATCAAATATCTTCAGGGCCTCGAGCAACAGCAGCGGACTGACCCTCGGGCGGTTCCGAGGACGCCGAAGCACGAACAGGATGCCTACGCGGCAACGGCGTGCCTGCGCTTTGTCAACGATCAGAACCGCTATAACCAGACCCGATCGAAGGTATTCTGGGATGTTGCCGTGCCTGGTTGGGGCGGCACTGAGACGGTCATCGAGATGCGGCCGGGCATGGCCAATCCGATGGTCGTCACGCGCCGTTGCCAATGGGACCGCATGTGGTGGGACCCCTACAGCCAGGAGGAGGATTTCTCCGACGCCCGCCGTCGCGGCATGGTGCTGTGGATGGACCGCGACGAGGCGATCCAGAAATATGGCGAGGGCGCGGAAAAGGTCTTCGACGAGACGATCCAGACAGCCTCGGTTGGCGGCACCTACGACGACAAGCCCAAGTATCAGACATGGGTCAGCTACGAGAAGAAGCGTTGGCGCGTTCGTGTCGTGCAGGCCTATTTCCGTGCCGAAGACGGCATGATGTATTTCTCGGAGTTCACCAAGGGCGGCCTGCTCAACTACGGCGCGTCGCCATGGCTGGACGAGAATGGCCAGCCAGAGGACCCGTACTCGTGGGGCTCTGCCAACGTCGATCGCGACAACCAGCGCTATGGCGAAGTCCGGTCGATGATCGATCTTCAGGACGCCATCAACAAGCGCGAATCCAAGCTCCTGCACCTTGTCAGCGTGCGCCAGACCTTCGGATCACAGGGCGCGTTCGGCAAGATGTCGGTCAACGACATGAAGAAGGAGCTTTCGAAGCCTGACGGTCATATCCCGCTGCGTGAGGGCGTCGAGTTCGGCAAGCAATTCGGCGTGATCCCGACTGGCGACATGGCCGATGCGCAGTTCCAGATTCTCCAGGCGGACAATGCCGAGATGGATCTGGAAGGCCCCAACGCTGCGATGATGGGCAAGGGTCGGCAGGATCAGTCCGGGCGTGCGCTCCTGGCGCAGCAGCAAGGCGGAGCGATCGAGCAGAGCGGTCTCATGGACACCCTGCGCGATATCGACCTGCGCACCTACCGCAAGCAGTGGAACCGCATTCGCCAGTCGTGGACGGCAGAGCAGTGGGTGTCCGTCACTGACGATATGCGCAACCTGAAATGGGTCGGCATCAATCAGCCGGCCATGCAGCCTGTCGTTGATCCTTCTACAGGCGCTCCAGCGATCGATCCGCAGACGGGACAGCCTGCCATGGCGCCTGTTATCGACCCCATGACCGGCCAGCCGAAGCTCCAGAATCCGGTTTCCGAACTGGACGTAGACATCACCATCGATGACGCCCCGCATGTCGGGACGATGCAGGATGAAGAGTTCGGTCGCATGGTCGAGCTGGCCAAGATCGTTCCTGCGCTCCAGCAGATGGATGCTGCGACGTGGATCGGAGCTTCCAACCTCAAGAACAAGGCCGAACTGGCGCAGAAGGTCTCTGAGCAGCAGCAGGCCGCTGGCCAACGTCCTGATCCCGAACAGGTGAAGGCGCAGGCGCAGCTCCAGCTTGAGCAGGCCAAGCTTCAGATGCAAGCGCAGGCCAAGCAGGCCGAGACTGCGGCAAATATGGAAGCCGATCGCATGCGGGCTGAGCAAGAGATGGTTATCGCCCAGCGCAAGGCTGATCAGGAAATCGCCATCACCAACCGCAAGGCCGCCGTCGACCTGGAGATTATCCAGACGAAGGCACAGGCCGATATTGCGATCAGAGCGCAGGCCGCCCAGGCGGCTGCGGCGAACAAGCCCGCAGACCGTTCGTAGATCCCGCCGCCAGGGTCAAGGGCGATCGGCCGCGCCGGCCGTAACTGCGCAAAGCTGCCGCCGAGCTGACGGGCGTCCGTAACCTCAACGCACCGAGGAAACATCATGAAGTCGTTGGACGAGATCATGTCCGGCGAGGGCGGAGCCATGCCCGAGTCGGAAGAGCAGAATCCCGCAATCGAAACGCCCCCCGCGCCTGTCGCAGAAACTGCCCCCGCGGCCGAACAGCAGCCGGAAGGCGAGGCGCATGAAGGCGAACAGTCCGGGATGGTCCCGGTTGGCGCTCTTCACGCAGAGCGGGCCAAGGGCCGCAAATACACCGAGGAACTGGCTGAGACCCGCCGCGCCCTCGACGAACTGCGCTCCATGGTTCTGCGCCAGCAGCAGCCCCCACAGCCGACGCAGCCGCAAGCGCCTGCCGAGGTGCCGGATTGGTACGCCGATCCGGATAAAGCGTTCCAGCATCATGCCTCGCAGGTAATCGACCCTGTTCGGCAGGCTCTGGATTTCAACGCGCGGCTGACTGCGGAAGCGATCCACAAGCCTGAGACGGTGAAGGAAGCCCTGGACGAGTTCAATCGGCTCGCCAGCCAGGGCGCCCATGACCCCGAAATCCATCGGCGGATCATGTCCAGTCCCAACCCGTATCACGCTGCCGTCCAGTGGCATCAGCAGTCCAAACGTCAGCAGCAGTTCTCACGCTTCGGAGACGACCCGGAAGCGGCCATCGAGGCCGAAGTCGCGCGTCGCCTTGCCGAGCGGACGGGACAGCCTGCGCAGCAATCTTCGCAGCCGACGCCCAACCAAGCCATGCCGTCGTCGTTCGCGGCCGGTCGCAATGCCGGCCCGCGCGCCGCACCGCAATGGTCAGGGCCGAAGCCTCTCTCGGAAATCATGGGCGGTCGCTGACCGCCCGGTAGAGGACAACCACCATGGCCGAAACTCGCGTCAATCCCGCTCTGTCTCCGACGATCTGGGACGACCAGTTCTCGACGGAGTTCTATCAGACCAACCCGTTCGCCGCCTATTCCGGCACGTCGAACAACAATCCCATCGTCATGAAGGAGGATTTCGCCTCCAAGCGTGGCAATGGCATCACCTTCGAGTTCATCACGAACCTGAAGCGCGGCACGATCTATGACCGGCAGCCCCTGCGCGGTCACGAGGACGTGCTGGGTGAGTATGGCGACCGCATCTACTGGCGCATGCGCAAGAAGGGCATCGCCATGCACGAGCTGGATGAAGATCTGGCCGCGATCGACCTGCGCAAGGCCGCGAAGCAGAACCTGAAGACCTGGGCCGAAGAGGACGTGAAGTGGGAAACCATCGATCGTCTGGGTGATGTCGGCGCCCGGTGCGATGTTCCGTTCGCAACGGCCTCGACGGCTGACAAGAACACCTGGGTCACGAACAACGTGGACCGTGTGCTCTTCGGCAATGGCAAGTCGAACTATTCGACGACCTTCGCCACTGCTGCCGGCAACGTGGACAGCACCAACGACAGGCTGACCCGTTCGGCCCTGTCGATGCTGAAGCGCATCGCTCTGGCGTCTTCGCCGCGCATCACCCCGATCAGCGTCGAGAGCCGCAGCAACCGTCGCTACTTCGTTGCCTTCGCCCACCCCTTCGTTTTCCGCGACTTCAAGAACGACACTGACGACATCCAGTCGCGTGTGTCGGTCATCGAGCGCAACGAGGGCATCTTCCTGGGCGGTGACCGCGAGTGGGATGGCGTCATCCTGCACGAGGTCGACGACATGCCGATCTATACCGGCATCGGCAACGGCGGCATCGACATCTCCCCCGTCTATCTGATGGGGCAGGAAGCGCTCGGCTGGGCGATCAAGTCCCGCTACCGCTCTCGCGAGCAGAAGGACGACTACGATCAGGAGCATGGCCTGGCCATGATCGGCAAGTGGGGCATGAAAAAGTTGTGTTATAATGGCCAAGATTTTGCTGGAACGGACACTTCCGTTTATGGCAAACAACGCGGCGTTGTAACGGGCTTCTTCTCGGCAACTGGCGATTGATAGGGGTATATCTCGACTTGGTTTGATGCGGATATTGTAGCATAACCTTCGAAAGGAGATTGCGCTATGAACCCCAATTCGGCTTTGCGAGATAAAAAAGAGCGGCTTCTGTCTATCGATTGGGTCAGAGCCGCCTTCCTATATTCCCGGGAAACAGGCCTCCTATTTTGGCGGTTGCCTACCAAATCTCGCCGCAAAAGCGGGGAAGTGGCCGGCACCGTTACAAAATGGGGCTATCGTCAAATCCAGATCGATAGACGCTCGTACATGGCCCACAGGTTAGCGTGGTTCTATGTGCATGGCGTGTGGCCGGTCGAAGACCTCGACCATGTAAACGGCGACCGAGCCGACAATCGTATCGAAAACCTCCGATACGCGTCTCGGTCGCAAAATTCAGCCAACGGGCAGCTCCGGTCCTCTAATTCCAGCGGCCATACAGGCGTCAGTTGGGACAAGAGCAAGCAGCGCTGGTCCGTTTCTCTCAACATCAGCGGGAAGCAAGTCCGAATTGGGCGTTTTCGAACGCTTGATGAGGCCATAGCCGCTCGCGACCGCGCTCACGCAGCCCATTACGGCGAGTTCGCGCGGATTCCCCCCTCGTGAAAGGACCATTGCTGTGGGAACTTATTGGACCAACCCTGTCCGGCATCCTGAAGATGTCGGCATCGGCGTTCTGCGCCGGACGATCACGCTCGCTGACTTCACCGCTCAGGGCAACCTCGTCCCGATCGGAGCGCTGGAAGCCGGGTGTCAGCCTCTCACCGTCGCGGTTTACGTCGAGACGGCTTTCAATGCCGCCACGACCAACACCCTGGATGTCGGCACGCTCGGCACTGCTGCTGGTTTCGCGGCGGCTGCGGGCACGCTTGTGGGCGCCACTGGCTACAAGTCCGGCCTCACCGGCACGCTGACGGGCATCCCGCTCGCCACCGATCAGGTCGTCTACGCCAAGTTCGCTCAGACCGGCACGGCGGCCACGACCGGCAAGGTGGTGATCCACATGTCCTTCATCAACAAGCGTGAAGGCGAAGGCACGGCTTGGCCGGGCAACTGATCTGACGGGGCGCTTCGGCGCCCCTTTCCTTTTCTCAGGAGGCTTCAATGCCCAAGATCACCTATACCCCTGCCGATCCGGCAGATGACATCACCAAGGCATACGGCATCGTTTTCGAAGCGGGCGAGTCCCGCGATGTGCCGGATCATGCCTACGCCAAGTTGAGCGGCAATCCGGAGTTCTCGACCTCGGAGAAGCGCAAGGCGTCGGCGGACACCTCCAAGGAAGACGAGCGCGTCCAGAAGATCGTCGATGGGCGCAGCAAGGAAGCTCGCGTTGCTCGTGCGAAGGCCGAAGAGGCCGAACAGGATGCGGCTGCCAAGGAGCGCGCTGAGCAGACGGCGAAGGCGATTGCCGAGGCCGAAGCTGAGCGCAAGGCAGAGCAGGACGCCTGACGATGCCGCGGACTCGGGGGCAACTCATCCAGCAGGTTCTGGACATCGTCAACCAGAATGGCGCTGGCGAGGCCTATGACTCCGAGGACGTACTTCTGGTCGACAACATCATCGACCCAGCCATCGCAATGCTGCGGCGGCTGGGCGTGATCGACATCAGCGACAATCAGTCGTTCGATGAAGAAACGTTCCTGCCGTTTGCGACCTACCTGACCGCATTCATCCCGGCACTGGTCACGCCCGATCCAAACGTGATCGTCCAGGCGCAGAACATGCTTGCCGAACTCGGGACAGATGACGTCGTCGGCACCGTCGAGGCGGACTATTTCTAGATGGTTTCCGTCCCGTTTCCGACTTCATCCGCCAAGGGTCGCCTTGCGGAGAGCGGGGGGCGTTTGATCAACGCGTTCTCCGAAAAGCTCGGAGATGGGCGGGTCAAGATTAGCCGAGTGCCCGGCGTGCGTGCGATCGTGGAGGCTGCCACCGGCTCGCATTGCCGAGGGGCGATCGAGATCAATGGGGTTGTTCTGGCCGCTCTGGACGAGCGCCTTGTCACCATCACGGAAAGCGGCGGGACGTTCACCGTCAACGATATTGGCGCATTTTCTGGAACGGAAACGGTCTATTTCGCCCGGAACAACAAGAGCCCCACGCCTGACATTGTTGCGGTGACGGACGGCACGGCGTTCGTCGTCAGCACGACGACGGGCGCTTCCACCTACCCCGATTCCGATGTCGGCTCGCCTAATTCGGTCTGCTTCCTCGGGGGGTACTTCATCTTCAGCTACGGCAACGCCCGCATGCGAGCGTCCGGTCTGAACGATACCAGCATCAACACGCTCGATAGCGCCTTCGCGGAGAGCAAGCCTGACGGACTTCTGCGGGTCGTAGCACTCGGCAAGAACCTGTACGCCTGCGGGCCTCAGACCATCGAAATCTGGCCGAACACCGGCAATGCGACGGGCTTCCCATTCTCCTATCTCGACACCATTCCACGCGGCATCGCTAGCGCTGACGCTATCGCCGGGTTTGAGAACGATTTTGCGAACACGATCATCTTCGCCGGCAGCGACAATGTCGTCTACCGCATCAATGGCGCGGTTGCGGAGCCGATCTCCAGCCCTTCGGTCAGCAAGGACCTGGAGCGCCTGACTGACAAGAGTGGCCTTCGGGCGGTCGTCTATGCCCATGAAGGGCATTCGGTCTGGTGCTTGTCCTGCGATGACTGGACGTGGTGCTACGACGTAGCGACCGGCTCCTGGTTCGAGCGCAAGAGCTACGGCCGCGATAGCTGGCGCGTATCGGCCTCGGTGAAGTGCTTCGGCGCCTGGGTGATGGGCGACAGCCTGACGGGCAAATTCGGCGTCGTCGATCCTGACTATGGCTATGAGTTCGGGGACCCGCTCGCCTTGCGGGTTGTCTCCTCGACAATGTCAGGCTTCCCGGCGCGTGCGGTGATGTCGCGGCTTGATCTCGACATCATGAGCGGCGTGGGGTCTGCCGCTGGCGCTGACCCGATCGAGACGAAGCCTCAGGTGGCCATGTCCGTCTCGCGTGACGGCGGCGTGGTGTTCGGGAACTCAAGGCTGCGCGAGATTGGCCGGCAAGGAAAGTACCGGAGCGGGGTCCGCTTTAACCGGCTCGGGACGGCTTCGGCCAAGGGCGCGCAGATCCGGCTGGATTATAGCGATCCGCCGCCCTTCACGCTGTTCTCCGGGGAGTTGCGCGTGGAGCCTCGGGGCTGATGGCTGACAAGCTGCCAACGCTTCCCGGCGCCGCTGACGCTGCGGTGCTGCAAACGACCTCGGGGCTGATTCTCCAGCAGAACTATTACCTGTTCTTGAAGGGCCTGCTGAAGCGGGCGGCAACGGCAGAGGTGGTCATCGCGACCACAGCGCCGATAGCGAGCGCGATCCCCGATGGGGAAGCCCGCGACTGGCACAACACGACCACGAACACGACCGTCCGCGCCGTCAACATCGGCGGCGTCGTGAAAACGATCACCTACACCTAGGAGGCGCAAGCATGGCTAGCGCACATGGACAAAGAGTCGGTGCGGTCTGGGGTAGCCAGACCTTGCTCGACAATCAGCCCAAGGTGCTGGGCGAGCTTCAGCAGGGCTATAATACGAGTCAGGGGCAGCTCGGCCAGGCTGGTGATCTCTATGCCGGGATGGCTGCTCAGGGGCTTGGCGGCCTCGACCGCTACAAGGCTCTTACGACCGGAAGCCCAGAAGACATCACCCAAGCGCTGGCCGGCACGCCGGGCTATGGCTTCGCGATGGATCAGGGCTTGCAGGGCCTTCAGCGCACCCGCGCGGCCCAAGGCATGTTGAACAGCGGCAACACCGACACGGACGCCATCGCTTTCAGCCAGGGGCTTGCGGGCCAGACGCTTGGACAGGAGCGGCAGGCTCTTCTTCCGCTGCTGGGCCTGTATCAGCAGGGCGTGGGCGGTCAGGCTGGGACACTGGGTGCGCAGGCGGCCGGGACGACGGACTATTACGGCAATCGGGCTTCCGTGCTCGACAATACGACCAAGAGCATTGTGGGTCTCGGAACCGAGGCTCTGAAGGCCGGCGATGCGGCGAAGAGCCAGAACCAAGCCAACGCGATCAATATCGGCATGGGCGTTGGCAAGCTCGCGCTTGGCGCCGCGACTGGCGGACTCGGCGGCGGGTTTACCGGCCTATTCGGCGGGACTGGCGCGGTCAGCAACGGCCTTGGCGCCATGACCGGCTTCAATCCCTTCGCCAGCAATATGTGAGGGGCTGAAGCATGGCATTCCAGCTAACTCCGCTTCACATACCTACCGGGGCGACAAACTACGGCGCGGAGAACCAGGCCTTTGCCAATTTGGGTCAGACGCTCGGAAACCTGCCGAGCGAGATGCGCAAAGAGCAGTTAAACGCCCAAAAGCAGCAACTGCTTGGCAGCCTTGCGAGCGGAAACGCAGATTTTAACAAGATTGGGCTCGGGATTGCGGCGCTCGGCGACCCACAGGGCGGTGCCGCTATCGCGTCGCTTGGACAAAAGCAACAGGCGCTTGATGCGCAGAAGGGCATCGCGAGCATCTTCGGCGGGGGCGGCGCGGCTGCCCCCAATTCTTCCGCGTCGCCCGCATCCGTCGGTAGCCCGAACGAGGTTGAGAGCCGATTCATCGGCACCGTCCAGAAGGCTGGCCTGACGAACCCGATTGGCCTTGGCGCCGTGGCGGCCTATGGCAAGGCCGAAAGCGGTTACGACCCCGGAAACGTCAACAAGACATGGTCCGACCCGTCCGAGAGCGGCGGGGCCGGCACGTCTGGCGGCATCATGTCGTGGCGGGCTGATCGGCTTCAGAACCTTCAGCGGTTCGCGGCTGAGCGCGGGGAGCAGGGCAATGGCTCGCCTGAGACGCAGGCCGCATTCCTTGCCAAAGAAGACCCGACGCTCATCCCACGCCTGAACGCCGCTCAGAGCCCGCAGGAAGCCAACCAGATCATGGCGCAGGCCTGGCGCTTCGCCGGCCACGATCGCCCTGGCCAAGGGGAATTCGCGCGGCGTGAAGGCTTGACTAGCGCCTATGCCCAGCGCTTCTCCGGCCAGCCGGGTGCTCAGACCCCTGGCGTGCAGGTCGCTGAGAACGAAGCCGATGTGCAGCGGCTTGAGCAGCAACAGGCGGCTCGCTCGGGCCAGCCCGTCCAGATGGCGCAGGCTGCTCCGGCCCCCGGCGCTCCGGTTGCTGACGCTCCCGCGCCCGGTGCTGCAAATGCCGGCTTCAATCCCCCCGGCGCGAACATGCTGCCGCCGAATGACCCGGCCCCGCGTGCGTCCAATCAGATGCTGATGGCGATCATCGCGAACCCGAACGCGGCCGATGGTCAGCGCGCGCTTGCAAAGACAATCCTCGATAACCGCATCAAATATTCCGACGAGAACGCGCCCGACAAGCGGGAGATGACGCGACTTCAGACGGAGAAGCTTCGCCGCGAGGTTGAGGGCGACGCAGTCCGCTCGCTGGTCACGCCCGAAGAGCGCGCCGCTGCCGGCGTCGATCCCAACTACAAGGGAACCGTCCAGATCGACCGCAGCGGCAAGGTCACATTCCCCGGCAAGGCGTCGACCGAGGTCAACGTCAACAGCGGCGAAAAGACCTATGACCAGACGGTCGGCAAGGCCCAAGGCGAGTATTTCGTTGAGACGCAGAAGGGCGCTCGCGATGCCCGCGACCAGATCACAACCATGAAGCGGATGCAGTCGCTCATCGACGATCCGAACTTCTATTCGGGCTGGAATGGTGGCCGCGCGACTGCGTTCAAGAAGCTCGCTGTCTCTCTCGGTATCAAGGATGCTGAGGCGGCAGCCCCAAATGAGCTTTTCGAGAAGCTGTCCAAGCAGGCCGTTCTCGATAAGGCCGGCGGTTCGTTCGGCACCGGCTTTTCGAATGGCGACCGCGAATATATCGACGCCACGACCGCCAACCCGAACAATACACCAGAGGGCAACAGGCAAATCCTCGACGCCGGCATTAAGATCGCTCAGCGAAAGATCGAAGTCGCCAAGATGGCCCGCGATTATGCCAAGGCGAACGGCGGCCGGCTCGATGGCGGGTTTGACGACCTGTTGGCGGACTATGCGGAAAAGAACCCGCTGTTCCCGCAGGTTGCCAAGCAGCCACAGCCAGCAGCCCCCACCTCCCAGCCTCAGCAGCAGGAAGCCCCTCGTCAGGTCCAGTCGATTGATGATGTGCGCGGCCTACCGAGCGGAACGATCTTCATTGATCCGAACGGCGTGAAGAGGCGTGTTCCCTGATGGCCAGCCCTTGGGATGCCTTCCCCGCAGTCGATGAGCCGCAAGGCGATACCGGCAGCGGCCCTCTCGTCGTCACGGTCGCGCCTCGTCGTCAGGGCAAGCCTTCGGCCGGTGGGTCGGAGTGGGATGCGTTCCCGGCTGTCGAAGAGAAGCCTTCGATGGCGGCTGATGTCGCGAAATCGGCAGGCTCTGGTTTGGTTAGGGGCGTGACCGGGATCGCTGGTTCTATCGGCGATCTGGCCAACTGGCTGGGTAAGGGCTCGGACCTGGTTGCTGAAAAGATCACAGGGCAGCCCGTTCCTGATCGCTTCAAGAAGAACCCTGTCGCTGAAGCGATCGGATCCGGTGCGATCAACAGCGCCATTGATTCGGCCACTGGCATGCCGGTGACCTCGTATAAGCCGCAGACAATTCCGGGGCAGTACGCACGGACGGTTGGCGAGTTTGCCCCCGGTCTTGCTATGCCCGGTGGCCCGGTCGCGCGCGTCGTAGGGAATGTGCTCGCGCCGGCCATCGCATCCGAGACCATGGGCCAAGTAGCGCACCGCGTCATTCCCGAACTGGAAGGCCCCGCGCGTCTCGTGGGTGCTATCGGAGCCAGCGGCATCGCATCGCTAGCGTCGCGGCCTAGCACGGCAGAGGCGGCCATCACGGCGGGGATGCGTGGCGTTGATGATATGACACTCAGCGCAGCTAGCCAGCTCATGCAGGCTGCACAGCAGCGCGGCGTTAACCTGACTTGGCCAGAGGCAGTCGCCCAAGCGAGCGGTGGAGGCGGCCGTGGCCTGACCAATATGCAGCGGGTCGTTGAAGGCTCTCAAGGCGGCGGCGATGTGATGGGCGGCTTCATGGCCCAACGACCCGGCCAGATTGAGGCGGCAGCCCGAAACCAGTTCGACACTATCTCCCCGCCCTTACAGGCCCCTTCGACCATCGGCCCTGCGATTGGAGAGGCTGCCGAACGAACTGCTGCTGATGCGCGTGCTATCCGATCTGCGCAAACGCGCCCCTTCTACGAGCGAGCAGCGGCGGACGAGGTCGCACCGGAAGCCATCAACGGCGTCATCGCTCAGCTTGACGAAATCATTGCCCGCGCTGGCGCCCCGGAACTGGCAGCTCCAGCGCAGCAGTTGCGCGACCGCCTGATTGCTCGTCAAGCCACTGCTGGGACGCCGGCCGCGCGCACGCCAGTTACCGACCCGAACACTGGCCGCGTCATTCGATATGAGACGACGCCTGCCACGTCCGGGGAGGCCGCAGTTCCTCACACCAATGTCGGGCGCCTCGATGAGGTGTACGGCTCAGCTCGGGACCAGTTTACCGGACCCGCCCCTGTAGGTCAGACTGGCACCGAAGCCCGCGCCTCCCGCTATGCTGCCGAAGCCTTAGAGCCTCTCGATAACGCTTTGCAGACCGCCAGCCCAGCCCTAGCCGAGGGCAGGCAGGCGCATCAGGCAATCACGCGCCAGTTCATCGACCCGCTTATGCAGGGGCCCATTGGGAAGCTGGCTTCGCGCGATACGACGACGCGCGAGGCGATCAACGTCCTTTTCCCCAATAATCCGTTGCCTGGTAGCGCGCCCGAAATCGTCCGCACGGTCGGAGCACTTGCGCAGCGCAACCCCATGGCCGCGCGCCAGATCGTCCGAGCCCATATCGAAAGCGTGTTCAACGAAGCTACTCAGGCTTTGCAAAGCGGCGCCAATCAGTTCGGCGGTGCGGGGTTCGCTGCCGTCCTGCGGGGCAATACGCAGCAGGCAGAAAACCTCGCGGCGGCAATCCAGGGGGTTGCAGGCCCGCAGGCGCTGAACGGATTCGATGAGTTTCTGAATATCCTGAGCGCAACCGGCCAGCGCCAGCGCATTGGATCTCAGACAGCCTTCAATCAAGAAACTCAGGACATTTTGCGCCGTGGTGGCGCCATCGGAGAGGCCGCGAACACCATCGCGACTGGTGGAATAAAGCTGCCGGGGCGTGTGAAGGAAGCCTACGAACAATGGCGCCTTGGACGCAACACCGAGCAGATTGCCCAGCTATTTACGGATCCGAACGCCATCAATCTTTTTCGCCGCCTCGGGCAGGCTGCGCCGGGCTCCAATCAGGCCCAAGCTATCGCCGCGCGTCTGGCTGTCATCGCGACGCAAGGGCGCACGACGACGCAGCCGCGCCAATAAGTTGAGGATGAGGTTCACCCCTCCGGTATATGCCGCCGCAAGCATCAAGCCGAAAAGAGCTACTGCAAATCCGCTTGAGCCGGGCTCCGAGTTTGTCGACGCAAACCAATAGCCCCAGACGAACAAAGCTCCTTGCGGCAGATACCAGAGCAGCACGTTTCTCATCGGCCCATCCTGAACGTTCGGCTCTGACGAGTCGATAGCATTTCGCGTCCGAAATCTTGGCTTTTTGAGCCGAGGGCGATTCACTTTTTGTTCGTGCCGGGCTAATATCTCGGGATGCCGCTGAACCCGCTAAAGCAGCCGAGAGTGGTTGGCCCTGATGCCTTTATCCCGCTCGGCAACGGGCGCGAAGCTGTTATCGAAAAGGAAGACCTCCCTCTCGTTCAAACCCGGAATTGGCACATTCTGGTTTCGCCGACGAGTACGTACGCCGTTAGTTCGGCGAAGGATCATCTAGGGGTGTGGCGAAAGCTATACCTGCACCGGCTTCTGCTCATCACGCCGTCATCTCTGGATGTAGACCACATCGATGGCGACCGCTTGAACTGTCGGCTGAGTAACTTACGCCCTGCGACACGAACCCAGAACTTGGGGAACATGCGCATCAGTAAGCGTAACAAATCCGGTTTTAAAGGCGTCTCGCTCGCCAAAGGGCGCCTGTGGCGGGCAGAAATCTACATCGACCGGAAATGCAAGTACCTCGGCGCGTTCGCGACTCCAGAGTTGGCCCACGAAGCCTATAAGGCCGCCGCCCGCGAGAAATACGGCGAGTTTTTCAATCCCGGCTAGACGACCTAGCACGGTTTTTTCTGACCAACCCCGCCCTCACCAGGCGGGGTTTTTTATTGGAGCACGCCCTTGGCTCTGCTGTGGAACCCCGTCCCCATTCCCGTCTTCAATCCCTCGACGGGAGAGCGGGCAGATGGGGCGCTGGCATATTTCTATGTAGGCGGTACCCCAACGACGCCTTTGCGCGTCTATCCAACCGATGACGGCGCGGGGAACCCGTACTCGAACCCTGTTGTCGCAGATGGCAACGGTGTGTTTCCCCCCATCTTCATCCCCTATGGGCCGTATGGCTATCGGATCACCACGAAGACCGGAACGGCGATAGGCGATGCGGTGCTGACGGTTCAGAACCCGGCGCCTCCGGATAGCGGCGGCGGCGGCGGAATCGTCGTGACGCAGGATCAGATCATTCAAACCGGGACGCCTCTCTGGATCCCGATGACGGGTGTCTTTCCCGGTTTTGTGCGCATGAACGGGAACACGATCGGCAACTCAGGTTCGGGTGCCACAGAGCGAGCCAACTCGGACACTGAAGCGCTCTTCACCTGGTACTGGAACAAGCTGAACGACACGATCGCGCCGGTATCGGGGGGGCGCGGAGCGACCCCTGCGGCTGACTTCGCCGCGAACAAGACCATCACCCTCATCAAGTCCCAGAATAAGGCCTTCTTCGGCCTAGACGGGATGGGAGGCACAGCGGGAGGGGGGTTCGCGGGGGTCACCTTCGCGCAAGGCGACAAAGACACCCCAGGTGCGAATGGTGGCGCGACGCGTCGGAGCCTGACGACAGGCAACCTGCCAAGCTTCACGCCTTCGGGGTCGGTCAGCGGCTCCGTCACGACAGGAGACCCGGCCACGACCAGCGGGACTGGATCGACGGCCCCGCCGCAGGAAACGACTTTCTGGAAGGGCACAGGATCAAGCTCGAAGGCCATATCCGCGAGCTTCACCGGCAATTCGATCGGCGGGAACCAGGCGTTCGATACCGTGTCGCCGTTCCTGCTCGGCACCGTCTACCAGAAGCTGTGAGGCCGCGATGACAGACATTCGCTTTCCTCGCGCCTCGAACCGCGCTGACTGGCGGTTCTGGTTGAAGAACACCGACCCTACCGATGGGTCGCTAATCGACATTCCGGTTGGCCAGATCACGTTCCAGGTGCGGCGGCGTGATGGCTGTGGGCCGGTTCTCTCCTCCGCCCCCGGAGACGGGAAAATCACCTCTCCCGAGGCTGGCGTTTTGGAAGTCCGCTTCCCCGCGTCTGCAATGCGCTGCCTTTGCGCGGACACATACGAAGTCGGGGCCATCGTTAGCGACGGCACCGACACGGCTCAATTCATCCTCGGGACTGTCCCGATCGTAGACGGGGTGGTGCGCTAATGGCTCTGCCGATCATCAATCTCAGCCTGCTCCCGGTTTTCCCGGCAAATGTCGTCGGGTCTGACCCGATTGTCATTACGAAGGCCGGCCTGACCTATACGTTCTCGTGGGATATCACGAAATTCAGCCCCAACCCTTCGCCGAATGCCCCACAAGTCCAGGTCCTTGGCTATAACGGCGCGACGGGGGCGACCGAGCGATATCCGCTCTCCGCGATCCAGAGCGGACTCCAGATCACCGCCAGCCAGATCAGCGATGCGACGGCCAACGGCCGCACGATCATCACCGGCTCGCAATCGGCTGGTCGGACGGCCCTCGGGCTTGGCGATGTCGCGACGCTCAATGCCGGCACGGGCCTGACGCCGGATTCGGGCACGCTGCGGCTGGCGACCTCTGGCGCCTCTGCCGGCAGCTATACAAACGCTTCGGTCACGGTGGACATCTATGGCCGCGTCACGACGGTTACGAGCGGCGCCACCGCCGCCGGCACCTTTGGTCAATGCCGGCTTGTGAAGTCGGGATCCAATATCGTCCTGCAACCGCTCAACGGTAATCAGCTCACCATCAACGGGGTGAACCAGACGATACCGAGCGCAGGCGTCTCGCTGGCTCCTACAGGCCTGACACCCAGCACGCTCTATTACATCTACGCCTACATGAGCGGCGGGACCATGACGCTGGAGGCTTCGACCACGGCGCGGGCGACAGACACCAGCACTGGCGTCCAGATCAAGACCGGCGATGCGACGAGGACGCTGGTGGGGCTTGTGCGGCCGATCACCGGGCCAGCCTTTGCGGATACTGCCGCCCAGCGGTTCGTGATATCGTGGCACAATCAGCGGCCGATCTATGGCAGCGCAGCCTTCACCGCAAACCGCTCGACTTCCTCAACCTCCTATGCGGAAGTCAATTCCGAGATCAGAAACGAGTTTGTGACGTGGAGCGATAATTCCGTTTCCGGGGCTATTACCGGGTCGTGGCAGTCGTCTTCAGGAACGGCTCAAAACTATGCGGGCATCGCTTTCGACGGCGCTACCCCCAGCGGCGGGATTGCCCAGTCTTCGGCAACTCTATCTCTGTCTTTGGCGGCAACTGTCAGCGCATCACTTTCTGAGGGGTATCACTACGCCACGCTAGGGGCGAAAGTCTCTGCCTCTACCGTCCTCTTTACGGGCGGCGCGGACGGAAGCGCTTTGCAAACTATGGTCAGGGGCTAGGCCGAAGAGCGGCCATCACCACTTCATCGGTCCAAACTCCGTCGATCCAAGCCGCCCGGCGCATGACGCCCTCACGCTCCAGGCCCGCCTTTTCATAGGCCTTGATGGCGCGACCGTTGGTAGCGAAAACACGAAGCCAGACACGCTGAAGGTTGAGATCGCGGAACGCAAAATCGCAAGCAGATCTGACGGCATCGCTCCCGTAGCCATGCCCGCGGTCCTTGTCGGCGCCGATGCGAATTGTCAGTTCGGCTGAGCGGTGAACGCGGTGGATGTCGATAAGTTGGACAGTCCCAATCGCGGGGCCGTCAACCGCTGTCCTGATGGCAAAAATCACCTTTGAGGCATCGCGTCCCAACGTCTCGAACCAGCCATCGTGCGCTGCGCGCGTCACAGGCGCGTAAGGCGCATTGAAGCGCATCGTCTCCGCAATATTGATCCATCCGAATAGCGTGTCGCTATCTGTTTTTCGGACTTCCGTGAGAACCACTTTCTCGCCGCTGATCACAGCAACTCCCTAAGCACCAGAGGTTCCGCATGCCCCCATATGTGGCGCGATTCACGCCTGCCGGCTCGGTTGATGTCGCTGAGATACCAGCCGCAACCGCGATCGGGGCATCTCTTGTAATGCCACCTGGCACTTATAGCTATGGCAGTTCCGCTTACAACTGCACAACCGAAGGCCTCTACCGTTGGCTAACCGTGAATGCGGATACGACCAATCGACTTGTCTACGGCAATGACCTCTACGCTCTGATGAGCGGGCTGTCATGGCTGTGTGTTCATGGCCGCTCGGACGAAGCATTAACGAATGCTCAGCTTGAGGCGCGAGCGAAAACTAGCAAGTTGCGGCTTCGCTGCGGCCCAACAGTCGACTTTTGCCGGTACATCCTGACGGGGCGCAGCATCAATTCGCGCGTCGTGCGCTTCCTTACAATGGTGCCGCCCGTTTCTCCTTGGGCAGGCATTGATGAGGGCCACGTCACTATGGAGGTTCAGACCTCCTCGGGCTGGCTGAACTTCGACCCCAACAATGCGGCGTACTATCGCAACGGTGCGGGAGTTCACGTTTCGGCCCGCGAAATGATGGCTTCGATTGCCGACAATTCATTCCAGATTTCGCCTCTGGATTGCGACAGTGGGTATGAGGTCATGCCTTTCGAAAGCGGCAAGTTTGATGTGACCGGGTGGAAGGAAATGATCTTCCTGCGACCTGATGGGCTTCGCACATGGGCTCGCAGGATCATGCAGGCGATCGGTTGGGATCATCCGAACGGCGAAATCTGGTGGCTGTTGCCGGCTGGCGCAGAGAGCCGAGCAAGTTGGCTGCTCGCCATGCAAGCCAACTACCGCGTTAAGACCGCGGCTGAGATATCGGCTGCCTTCTACCCCTGACGCCTTTCACATCGCCAAGCCGTTCCGCCCGCCTCTGAGCGGGTTTTTTGTTGCCCGGAGAATCCATGAATCTCGCGACGTTCTTCGACTCCGCGCGCGCTAGCGTATTCTCCGGGAAAATCCGACAGGAGCAGGTTGACGGCTGCAACACCCTTATTGCGGCGATGGAGGCGGCAAAGTGGCCCCTGTCATGGGCAGCCTATGGCTTGGCCACCGCCTTCCATGAGACGGCCGCCACCATGCAGCCCATTGCGGAATACGGGAAGGGCAAGGGGAAGGCCTACGGCACGCCAGACGCGAAGACAGGGCAGACCTATTATGGCCGTGGCTTCGTGCAGCTAACCTGGCTCTTCAACTACCAGAAGGCGCAGAAAGAGCTTGGCTATCCGCTGGTGGCAAACCCGGACCTTGCCATGCAGCCCGCCATTGCGGCGGCGATCATGATCAAGGGCATGGCCGAAGGCTGGTTCACCGGCAAGTCGAACAAGACCTACCTCGATCAGAGCCCGCCCGACTATCGCAACGCCCGCCGCATCATCAACGGCATGGACAAAGCCGATTTGATCGCGGGCTACGCCAAGTCATTCGAGGCGGCGCTGAAGGCGGCTGGCTACGGTGCTCCCGAGCCCGCCAACACCGCGGACGCCGTCCCAGTCGAAGACCTCCCGACGAAGCCGGCCGAGCCTCCGATGCTGCCTGTTCCCGAACAGCCCCTCTGGCCGTCGCTTTGGGGTCTCATCAAATTCCTCATCAAGGGCAAGTGACCATGCTTGAAATCATCGCCCCCGCTATCCGCATCATGGTCCTTTGGGCCTTCACTCGCTTTGCGACGCTGGGGTATTTCACCCCGGAGGACGCGACGACCTTCACCAAGGTCACGATGGACGTTCTGATGTACGCCGCGCCGGTCATCTATGCCGGCTGGGCTGCGTGGAAATCGACCCTCGCATCTCGCATTGCGTCCATCGTCAAGTCGCGTCGGGTCGAGCAGGTTGCCGTTCGCGATCCTGCCCTGGCCGCCAGCATCCCCAGCAACAAGGTCGTGTCATGAGCGGGGTTATCGCCGCACTGGTAGGCGGCCTGTGGAAGCCACTGGCGGCCATAGGCGCCGTTTTGGCTGGAGCGCTCGGCTTCTACCTCAAGGGCAAATCCGACCAGAAGGCCAAGCTCGAACTCAAGGATATCCGGGATGCGAACGACATTCGGCGTGATGGCGCGGCTGCTCGCGCTGGGGCTGCTGTTTCCCCTGACAGGCTGCGTGACGACGACGGGTTTAAGCGAAAGTAGGCAGGCGCTTTGCGACCAGTTCCAGCCCATCCGGTGGGCTGAAGCGGACAGCGACGACACAATCCGGTCGGTCAAGCAGCACAACGCCGTGTTTGTGAAACTTTGCCGATGGAAGCCATGAACTCCTGTGAAGGAGCCCTCCATGCCTGGGACTAATCGCCTGATGTCGGAAGAAGCCACCGTGAACATCGGCGCGCTCCAGCAGCGCGTCTTCGGGCTTGAACAAGCCGTCAACAACATCTCCCAGCAGCTCACCTCGATCTCTCAGCAGATTACATCGGGGGCGAAGCCGAACTGGAGCGTGCTGGTCAGTACGGCGGGCTTTTGCCTGCTGTTCGCAGGGGCGATCGGTGGGCTTGCCTATGCCCCCATCCGCGAGAACCAGACCGACCTGAAGGCAGCGCTGATCGAGATGAGCAAGACGATCGGGGCGCAGAACGACAAGTTCGTCTCGATCCGCGAACTGGATGGGCGCAGTGCCCGGACGGGGAAGGATCTAGAGCGCTTGAACGTGGACTTGAATGCTCAGGAGCTCGGACACCGCCGGGAGCTTGAGCAGTCGACGGCGAACCTTCAGCGCCAGATCGACGATGTGAAGCGCTTCAATTCCGGCCTCGTCTCAGCGCCCGACTTCCTCAAGAACCTCGACGAACGAATGCGCGCCCTGGAACTGCAAAAGAGGACCACGCCATGATCTCTCTACTCATCAACATTCTCGTGCTTGTGATCGTCGTCGGGCTGATCTGGTGGCTGATCACGCAGCTCCCGCTTCCCGAACCGTTCGGGCGGTTTGCCCAGATCGCCATCGTCGTCATCGCGTGCATTGCGTTGATCTATCTGCTGCTCGGCATAGCCGACAGCCCCGGCCTACTGCGATTGCGATAGCGCTCCCGTAGGCCTTGCGAGACCGGCCGGGTTCTCCGGCCGGTATAAGAGGGCTCCTGAGCCTTCTCGGTTTGATGCCTCCCTGTTGAAACTCAGCCGGCGCTGTCCTCAGGGGCGGCGCCGGCCTTTTCTGCGTTTTCGATCAGGCGCATAAACCGTTGGCCCGATGGTGGCGCGGCTTCAACGGGGCGAGCCTCCAATGCCGAAAATATGTCTCTAATGTCGGCATTGGCTTTAGCTGCTTGCGGGCAAGTGGGCTTCCCGCAGATTACGCCCTCAGGGATTCCTCGGTCCAAACATTCGCAGTCGCTCATCCGTTGTTCTCCTCGGCGTCCGTTAGAAACCGCGCAATCCGCTTGGCGAGGGCTTCGGCCTCTTCCTTCGATAGCCTCTTTCGAACCTGACGCCTTACGCCAGGCTGATCGTCGAAATAGATTGCGAACAGCGATATCTCGTGCGCGTCACGGACGATGTAGCTCTCTTCGTAACGATAGATCTTGAGAGGGAGTTTCATCCCTCACGATTCACGATCCGTTCTTGTTTGTCGAGTCGGGATCGGGCAATATCGGCGGCGGTGGCGGCGCTGAAGGAAGCGCATCAGGCTTCACAATGCAAAACGTCGGCAGGCGCGCTGGCGAGCCGCAGTGTCGGGGCTACAAAGGCCTGAGTAGTGGCGACCCTACGCGGGGGAGCCGAGCCGGTATCAAGCCCGGTCCACCGCACAACGCTAGTAGGCTCTGGGGGAAACTCGCGGATGCCAACTAAAATCTCACTCTCCCTGCGCCCGGATGGCTGCGGCAGAATCCTCATCAATCTTTTGGAGCGCGGCCAGAGCGATCTGCAACTGCAGCTCCTTCTCCGCCAGGATCGGGGCGAAGAGGTCGAGGATGGCGCGAGCAAGCTCGGTGGCGTCCTGAAGCTGTTCTCGGGGCCATGTGCTCGTGCCGAT